TCCAAGTGATGTGCGCTGAACCACTCCATTCCCTACCATTCCACCACCGCAGTAGGTCTGGGTTTCGTCTGCGACTCGCCGGCCACCAGCCGATGCTAGGCGGCGGGCCTTTGTGCCATGTGGTCATTTCGGTTCCTCCGCGATGCCGCGCCAGGGAAGTTGACTATCAATCGGCATTGATGTAGCTGCGGCAATGCGAACACTTTTTGCCCCGATATGCCAGTGCGCCCCATCCCAACGTCTATACCAAGGCAAAGTGTCAGTTTCTCTAACCTGATACACCCCCGCCCTGACAGGCTTGACGTTGGCGGGGAACCACGGGGTGAGTTTCATGTCTTCTCTCCTTCTGCTTTGGCGATGGCGGCGGCAATGAGCTTGCTGTGCGCGTCTTCTGGATGCCCAATGATTGACTGCGCCAACTTCAACGCCTCCAGCAGTTCCCCGTTCTCCGCGTGCAACCGGCGCAGTTCGGCTGCGGCCTCGTCGTGATGTGTTTTGCTTGCGGGGTCTGCCTTAATGACATCAGCAAGAAATAGGGCTTTGGGTTGGCTCATTGGTTCTTCTCCTTCCAACCAACTTCCATGTTTAGCCAACCGATGCCAATCCAAAAACCATGCAGGTCGTCTCTACCAAACCCAAGGGCGGGCCACACAAAGCAGTGTGGTTGGTTTCTCTCAAAGTACATCATGATTCTTCTCCTTCAGCGCCTGCTCGATGGCGCGGCAAATGTCAAACAAAGAAGTGCCGCCTTCCAAGTTGTTATCGAGTGTTTCGTTGATCTCCTCCTCACTCAACGACTGCCACTCGCGGCGGGGTGGGTGGGTGTAGAGTGGTTCGACCCATCCTTTATGGTTTGGATTTCGCCTATCCCACTCATCACGGTAGTTTTCGTTGTCGTCGTAGGTGCGGTAGTCATATCCTCCCTCACCGTCAAATGTGCGCCACGCCACCGGCTCCTGCTCCTCCTGCGCCAGCGCGGCGCGGAGGGCGGTCATAGTTTTATTTGTTAGTTTGTTTGTTCCGTCTATATCAAAACACCCGCTGTAATACCCATCCATAGCCCCCTCTAAACCAAAGTAACTTCCTTCTCCATTAATAAGTTTGTAATTCATTTCCAACGCCTCCAGCGCCTGCTGGGCGGCTTTCTTCAGATCAGTCATGGTTCTTCTCCTTCAGCTTGGTCTCGATGGCGCGGGCACCAACAACTGCGTCGTCCCGCTCTTGATCGTCGGCAAACAGCAATTTGCGCAACGCCTCCAGCAGTTCGGCGTTCCTATCCCGAAGTTCAGCGTGTGCCAACCTCAGGTCTTCGATCTGTATCTCGTACCCACGCACCGACAGCTTCATCTCGTGGGACTGGTTGATCTGATGCAGCCGCTCGTTATCGGCAACCAGCCGACGCAGTTCGGTGGCGACTTCACGCGTGAAGTACGCGGGTTGCATAGCTGCAACTTCATCAGCCAGCCGCAGGGCGGTAGATTTACTCATTGTTCTTCTCCTTAAAACGGCCTCGATGGCGCAGCGTTGGCGTTCTCGGCAGCGGCGACGAGGGCGGCGAAACGCTGAAGCATGCGGTCAAAGTAGACTTCAGATTGCTTATCGGAGAACCCAGCCTCCCGCGCCATGCGGGTGATGTCGTCTCGGTTCACAGTGAAACCCTTGCTCTGATCCGGCTGCTCCAGCGCGGCTTCCAAGGCGTGGATGGCTGCGTCTGCTGCTCTTAAAGGTGCTTCGCAACGCCAACCACCATACAGACCACGCATTGCCCCCACACTTTTCCTCAACGCCTCCAACGCCTGCTGGGCGGCTTGTCTCAGGTCAGCCATGATTCTTCTCCCATACAGCCCGCTCGACAGCGCGGGCGTTTTTCAGCGTTTCTTGTTTCGCTTCATCCACCGGGAAGTTCGGAGCCAGCTTCATGTACATCTCAGCACGCTCCCAGCCAATGGCCTTGAGAATCTCCTCATCCGTCAGCAAAACCTGCTCAAACGGCCCCGGGTACAGCGCATAGGCGCTCTGCCCCTCCTTGAGTTCTGTCGGGTTGTCGGTGACGTAGGCACTCTGGCCGTCCACGGTGTGGACCATCCAGGCAATGGGCTCCACCGGCTCGGCCATGCATTTCGTGCAAAGGTATGGACTCGGCGGAATGCTGCGGTCGAAGCCGTTGTCGGCGGGGCCGTTGCATTGGGGGCAACGAGAGAGGTCGGGCTCATCCTGATGCGCCAGCGCGGCGCGTAGGGCTACTGACGCTTTACGTTCGGCTTGCCACTGTTCGCACCCCGGCTGCGTGTGTGTCTTCTCCAACGCCTTCAGCGCCTGCTGGGCGGCTTGTCTCAGGTCAGCCATCTTTCACCTCGTAGTCCTTGAACACAACGCCCTTGCTGGCATTACCAACTTTGCAGGCTTTGACCCAAGCCTTTTTGCCGCCTTTACAGATGCGCCAATGACCGCGCCTGTCGTGCAATCTTGGTGATGCGTGGGTGCCGCCTTGCGGCTCGCCCTTGGGTTTTTTGGGCGCAATCTCAACGGTGTGCCAATCAAACAACGCCAATGGCTTTCCCTTGGCGGCCCGAGCGGCATTCAGAAGGGACTTTTTGGGCGTCGGAAAATATGCCGTCTGCGTCACAGCGTTTAGGCTTTGTACAAAACGACTGACGAGCGCGATGACTGGCAGGTAATGCGCCCGAGAAGGAGGCTCCATGCCTTCTCCTCCGTAGATGCGTATCCCTTCGTCGGTGTTTATGTAAGAGAACGGCTTAATGATTGCGGGAAATTTGCCGGTGTCATACCTGCCGGCTACGCTTACATGGTTGTCACCAGTAATCAGCGCCACGCAAAACTTACTTCCGTCCACATCAACGCCGCAAAACGCGGTGCGCGGATATGGCATAGCAAATAATTCATCATCAAGCCTTGCCTCCACAAGTTCTGGAATGTTTCCTACATCAAACCAAGTCCACCGTTCAGCATCATTAGTGACTTTTACAAACTCAGTGATAAGGGGCGTCACTTGATCACCCCCAGCGGCGCAAACACCAGCACCAGCGCCAACAGGCCCACCACAGCACCCAGGATGTACGGCCACCACGGCTCCTGCGGCGGCAGCTTGACGCCCAGTTCGTCGAGGTCAGTGCAGGGTTCAGCGGCCTGCGGGTAGCGGCCCTGTTGGTCGCAACCCAGCGGGATGCGCGGGTTGTACTGCATGGGTTCGTGCGCCTCGGGGTGCAGCACGCGGCGGATTTCGTCTTCGGTGGTCATGCTTGCTCCTTCCGTGCCACCGGCACTGCCAGCAGCCACTTGTCGCCCAGACGGCGCACAGCCTGCACCCATTCCAGTTGGTTGCGCCGGTCAAGTCGAGGGTTGCCCGTGTTCCACAGGCGGCGGGACATTGTCAGCATCTTGGTTTTCATCTGCTTTCTCCTGGTTTATCTTGATGGTGACGTTGCTGTCATCACAGCTAGCGATAGCATCGCAGATCAGATAGATCTGTCTACTAGTACTAACCCTTAGTTCAGTTTGACTGGCCCCATTGGGGGGTCGATCTGGCGGATCTCTTCCAAATGGATCTTCAAATCCCAGGTGTGCATATACCAGGGTTGAAGCCGCGCCCAGCACCAGAACGCATCCAATGCCCGGTCTGGGGACTTGGCGTTTACAGCGACCCGTTTGGTGTCAATGACGTTTCCAACGGAATCAAACGAAATGACGTAGAACTTGTCCATGTCAGTCCTTAAGATCTTCATCCACGGCAATCAAGTCTTGCTGAAGACGCTTCTCAAAGTATTCTTCTGAGTCATCTCCGCTGAGGAGACAGTCAGTTCTATTCGCGTAAACGAAGGCAATCTCTAAAGCCCTGACAGCTTCTGTCAGTTGCTGAATAGTGGCGGGGGAATAGGGGAATGGTGTTTGATCGTTTCTTTGGATCACATCAGAGATCTGATCCGCGATCTGATCGATCTTGTACTGAGCGTAACCAAAGAAGCCGCCGCTCATGGCGCCCTCCTTTCCACATAGGGTCCGGGAGTGTGAATCATTTCCCAAACTCCTTAACGGCATCAATGCCGGCCTTTGCAATGTCAAAGGCACTGGGTTGAGACCACCACAGAGGATCAAGGAGACCGACATCCTTCATCAGCTTATTGGCTTGCTTCACGGCTTTTTGTTGTGCTTTGGTCAAAGGTACTCCTTCTCCAAAATTTGGCACAGCAAACCTTGCCGAGTTAATGGACTCGATCATCGCGTTTTCAGCCATCATGGCCGCTGCAGACCAAGATGCTATATCTGGGGTTACGTCGTACCAGTACCGACCACAACCGTCTTTGGGACAGTATTCCATCCGCCATTGACCTGCATGTAGAAGGTTCTCATACTTGAAGTGAAGGTCACGCACCGTGCAAACGGCTTTGTATTTGCGGCCAACTTTTTGATACAGGGTTTCGTAGTTTTCCAGCCTGTTCACAGTCACTCCTTGACGAACGTGCCATCAGGCATCATTCGGCCCTTGCGGTGTTTGATCTGTTCAAACGCACCGTTAAGACAATCAACAAGGTTGATGTCGTGGAGAGCGCAGTAGTTGATGAGGCATACCATGATGTCACCTACTGCGTCCTTAATCCCGTCAAGATCTCCCTTGCCTTCCGCGTCGGCAAGCTCACCGAACTCAGACATGGCTTTGAGAAGCTGAGACTTTGGGGTGGCGTTTGGAATGATGCCCCGGGCCTCAGCCCAGCGGATCACCTCCAGTTCCACGATGGGGTAGGTCATCATGCGTAGGGCCTCTTCCAAAGAAATAGGTCAATCTTCTTGGCTCCCCGGTTGATCAATTCCGTCATTGAGACAAGCCGGGGGGCATCCTTGGTGTGCCCCGGCCAGACAAATTTCCCCTTCTCCACGTAATGGGGCAGACAGATGATCTTGCCAATTACGTAGGCGTGCTGAAGATATCTCTCCTCCGGCTTGTTGAGATGCATGGGATTCATAGAAGAGCCTCCTGCTGAGCCGCAAGGAATGTCTTGCGGTCGAACCTGTAAACGTTTCTCACCACCTCTCCATCGATGATGGAGATTGGGAAGGGCCAATTAGCGACGTTCCGGGAACGTTGGGGGTTGAGTTCCGACCTTTCGGTCAGATGCCCAGGCTCGGATCGCCGCATCCTTGAGTCGCTGCGCTTCACGTTGCTGCTCCGGGGTTGGGAGAGAGCCCTTGCTCTTCACGAACTTGACGATCTTGCGCATCGGCTCCGCTTGTTCCAGTTCCATCGTTGTGCCTCATGTGTGCAGAGATATCCTCGATGATCACTTCCCCAAAGGTCTTCCCTGAAGGGAATGCCATCTTCGACAGGTTGTTACCGTTGATTGTCTGGATCGCATCCTTGATAGCTTGGTTGTACCCGGCGACATACTGATCGCCTTTGGACAGCCGCGCATCGACACTTTCCCTGATGAGTTGGGTCATGGAGACCCCAGTCTCTACGCTGAACTGTTTCAACGATGCATACTGCTCGTCGGTAAGATAGGCGAAGAAGGGACGTAGCTTAGAAGGCTTCATTTTCAAACTCCGCCACAAGGTCATCGAAGAGGGATTGAGCCAAAGAGTTGCCATTGAGTTCTGTCCGGGAGTCAATTCCCAGACGAGAGCACAGGGCTTTCGCAGTGGCATCTTCTCCATCGGTGCCAAGGAACTGTTGAAACGACGGGTTCTTGCAAAGCATGGCTGCTTGCTGGACCCGGTTCTTGTAGGTGACGGGCGTTTCGTCTTCGTTGATCCGCACCATCGCGCAGGCATACCTTGCCCCGACGAAGTCCCTCAGAAGCTCTGATGGGAACTCGTCGGGGTGGACGGACAGGGTCAGTACAAACCCCGTGCGGTCCTGCTTGAGGGCGACCTTTCGCGCCTCAAACTGCATCGGCATCTTCGATCTTCCGCTCAAGGTAGCGGATGACCACCCGGTACTCATCCACCCTTCGGAGTGCCTCGCTCAGTTGAGCCTCCAAAAGGATGACCGAATTGTTCAAAGACTTGATGGTCTCATCATTTTCGTTTGACGCCTTGGCCTCGTTCTTGATCAACGAGATCACAACCTTTTTTGAGGTTGTCTGGCGCTTGCGGTAGGCCCGCTTGGGCTTGCCAAGAACCCGGCTACGCACAGCGTAGGCATGTGCCACCGTGATCCCGCATTGGGCTGCGACATCCTTCACAGCCACATCCTTGTTTGCCTGGAACATCTCCTCGGCCTGCTTCGTCTTGCTCATGGAACCTCTCAGAAAGGAATGTCGTCATCGTCTTGACGACTGGGCTTGCGGGTCTCCTCCTTGGGAACTCGGCGGTCGATTGCCAAGCTCAGGTAAGTGACTCCGGTCTTGCTTTGCTTCTTCCAGCCTGACAGCTTGAAAGTCACAAAACCCTTTTCGACCTGAGCGTTGGTCAGGTCTTTGATGTTGATCGCAAGTTCTCCCCAGTAGTCCGGGGCTTTCTCGCTGCGCTTGCTCTGAGCGGCCATCAGCCGCCCGGAATCGGGACGTTGTTCAAATGCCATGATCACTCCTTGCTCAGTTGCTGCTTCCTGTCCTTGGCAACGGACAGGCATCGCTCATACAGATCGGGGTACTTCGCCTTGAGCTTGTCCAGCTTGGTCTGGTTGGACTTCCAGTAGCTGTTCAGGCCGTCTGTGCTTTGCACAACGATCATGTATTCCACAAACCCATCTGTAAACAGTTCTGCAGACAGTTGGGGATCTTCATCAGGGCTCTTCGCCTCCTCCTTCACAGGCTCCTTCACAGGCTCCTTGGGAGAGTCCTTCTGAGCCTTTGCAGGCACTTTGGCGGGCTTGTCTTCTTCCTCTCCAGGGACGGACAGAGGCAGATCTTCTCCCGCGTAGACGTTCAGCCCCAGGCCGTGGAATCCAAGTGCCTTCGTCAAGCAACGCATGAGTGCCGTATTGACCTGGAAAGAATCCGGGTCAGCGATGGGCTTGTTGCGGTGGTCCATGACCGGAAGCCAGCAAGTGATGGACTTGGAGAAGAGGGTGACATCGACCCACACCATCGCCGTGCCATTTACACGCATGTAGCACTCGTCACCGTTGGGCCCGAACGTATGAACACGGAAGTTCGCGTATGGGTCTGCGTTCAGGGCAATCGCCCAGGCATGAGCCCAGGAGACGTAGCTGAGCCCTTGCTTCTTCTCGATGAACTTGCTGACATCAAGTTTCAGCAAGTCGTAGATTGACTTCTGACTGGTACTGCTCGCAGAACTCTGCGACTCCACAGAAGTTTCCGGTGCAGCGGCGGGGCTCTCCTGCTCGGGTTTCGACATATCCCTTCTCCTTTGCGGCCAACTCTTGGGCCTCTTCGATGGTCTTGAACACGCGGACGGCAGTCTTCCTGCCTTCCTTCTTCACGGCGTAGGTTGTCTCGGAAAACCAACGCTCTTCCGCAGAGCATGGTGGAAGGGGCTCCTCCATCGCATCTGCAAACTTTGCTTCGGTGTGAAGCTGTAAACGGGAGCGTACAAACGCCTCTGCGGTCACAGAGTCCCACATGGGGATGTCCACCATATGGATCGGAGCGTCCGGGTAATTCTCGCGCCTATCATGGCGAGAGAAATCCCGGATCAGGGCGCAGATCCGAAGGCCCTTGACCGGAATCCGCTTGACGGACTCTACCAGCCACTTGTACAGGTTCAACTGCTCTTCCCACTCCTTCTTCTCGTTCATCACGGAGTAGGCAGAAGTGAACTTGTAGTCGGTGATGATCACGCCCGAGGGAGTCATCTCCTGAAGATCAATGCCACCAGAGACCTTGACACCGTCGATGTCCGCGACGATCCTCTCTTCTGTGACATGATCCTCGGCAGAGGCCCGTTCAGCTACAACGTGGAGTGCCGATCCAAGCAGGGCCCAGAGCATGTCAGAGACATCCTTTGTCAAGACGGCATCGTGCCGCTCTTGAAGCCGTCGAACCCTGGGTGGAGACAGAAGCTCCGTGACGGAGTAGTCCGAGTCCCCCTTTGAGTAGTAGTTTTTCCGGGCCAAGGCGACCAACGTAGCCGGAGCGCCATGGTTGTTTGTGATGATCAAGGAGATCTCCTGTGTTGAACGATGAGACAGAGCATAGCACTAGCGCAGAACAAGTGCAAGCACTTTTCTGCGAAACCAGAGAAATTTTTGGGGAGCCTGCAAGCAAGGCCAACAGCAGGAGGGTCGTCCGGTTCGGCGGGATGTCTCGGCTGATCAAGAGCCAGAAGGCCCTGACCTACTCAGAGATGTTTCAACAGCAATGCGCCCCGGCGGAGAACCCCACGGACAAGGATGTCTCTGCGGAGATCCATATCTGGTACGCCTCCCGACGACCAGACTTGGACGAGAGCCTCATCTTGGATCTGCTCCAGGGAAGGCTCTATGTAAACGACAGACAGGTCAAGGAGAAGCACATCTACTGGCATCAAGACAAGGAGTGCCCTCGATGTGTCATCACCGTCCGGGAGATGCCGGGACAAAAAAAGGCCCCGGGACGGAGGTCAACCGGGGCCAAGGCGCCGAAGCGCCACAGGAGGGAGATCGCTCCAGCAACAGAGCGGAGACAAGGATAGCACAGAGGTTGGCCCTTGCAAAGCCTTTGAACTTGTCTTAGGATGTTCCTGCCGTCTTCACTGATGACCCCCGGGGCTCTCACCCTTGGGCAATCAGACTGAGCCTCTGACCCCAGGTGCCGGGGGTTTTCAGTGCAGATGGTCGTCAGGGCGCGTTAGCAAATGGGTCTGCATGGACCGCACCCGGGAAACACCTTACCGCTCAGAGCATGTGAGCGGGCCTGTCAACGCCGGCGATCCAGGGGGCCGGGTTCCTTGTGTCCTCCAGCACAGGGAGCAAATGATGCGTACAGGGTGATGTGCGGGGCGGCAGGGACCAGCCGGAAGGACTTACCCACCTTCTCAATCGGTCAGCATCCGATACAGAGGATGACAGGCATTACGGAGGATGACAGGTTCTTCTCTGACTCTCTCAGGGAAGGGCAGTGCAAGACAGGGGGATCACCCAACCCCTGGCTTTGGCAGCCTCATGTCTAAACATAAACAGGTGCAGGAATGGATGGTCAATCTCTGAGAGATGCAGGCGCTCAGCAAGCTCTGTTCAATGCCGGTGAAGATTGGCATAGCACAGCAGAGAAGATAGTGCTTGCATACCTGAAGGACATCGGTTACAAAGGCGCTCTGTTTGAGGAGTTGAGGCTCCGGGCAGAGCGAAATGGCTTTCCCGGTCCTCCCTCCCCGAACGCCTGGGGCGCGGTTTGTTTACACCTGTCCAAGCGAAAGCTCATCGAGAAGACTGGCGAGTACAGGAGTAGCCGTGCGTTGAAAAGCCATGCACGGGCACAGCCCGTTTGGAGATCGAAGTGAACAAGGAACTGAGCAAGGAAAAGCATCCCATCGTCATGGGCATCGATGAGATGAGTGCCACTGCAGAGGCTTTGCGCGGCGGGTCGGACAAGCCTGCCATTTTGATCACCGTAGATGAGCTTGAGGACAGCTACAAGATCAATATGTGTACCTTTAACCTCGACACTTACGGGGTTCTCCTGACCATGATTCAGGCTGTCAAGTTGATTGAGGAAGGCTCCCTCCAAAGGCCGGAGACGATGCAATGAGAGACTACAAGCAGGAATACAGGACGCAGAAGGCAAGGGATGAACACCCCTCTCGGATGGAGCGCCAAAGGGCTAGAAGGGCTTTGGACGCGAAGGGAGTGGACAGGCAAGGGAAAGACGTAGCGCACACCGTTGCGCTGTCCAAGGGCGGTTCAAACAAGGACGGGTACAAGCTGCAGACTCCGTCCAAGAACCGTAGCTTCCAAAGGAGGAAGGACGGGTCAATGAAGTGATAGCCCTAGAAGGCATTCAGTTCCAAGACCACGCCCGCGTGACCTGCCCCGAGTGCTCGGGAGACAGGCGAAAAACAAGAAGCAAAGACATGACCCTGACCCGGAAAGAAGGCGGGTCAGTGCTGTACTTTTGCCATCACTGCGGTGTAAACGGGATCATCCCTTCAAGGGATAACAGAGAACACAGGAAGGAGAGATACGTGCAGGCTGTTCCTAAGATACAGGACGCAAGGCTATCTGAAGAGCATTACGTTTGGCTTGAGGGCAGAGGCATCTCAAGGCTGACGGCAGACGATGCGAAGCTCTTCTCAACGAGGAAGTACTTCAACAAGCTAGACCGGGAGGAGGACGCCATTGGGTTCCCGTACTTCCGGGACGGAGCGATGGTCGCAGCCAAGTACAGGGCTGTACCTGAGAAGGCATTTACACAGGATGCCGGAGGGGCGCATGACTTCTTCGGGATGCAGTGGGCAGACAAGACCAAGCCTCTGGTCATAGTCGAAGGAGAGATCGATGTCCTCTCAGCACGAGAGGCGGGCATCGATAACGTCGTTTCCGTGCCCGGTGGTGCGCCGTTGAAGGTGGCAGATGGGAAGGTTCTTCCATCTGAGGACAAGAAGTTCGCATTTGTATGGAACGCACGGGAACTTCTTGATGCTGTTCCTTACGTCGTTCTTGCAACAGATCAGGATCCGCCGGGGCAGGCATTGGCCGAAGAGCTTGCCCGAAGGATTGGCAAGGACAAGTGCCGATTGGCAAAGTTCGATGCCAAGGATTTCAACGAGATCCTCAATGACCCCTCTCGGAATGGCAAGGAGGATGTGCGGGCCATCGCGGAGGCGGCTGAACCGTACCCCATCGCAGGTTTGTCGGACGCCAGCACCTTCGAGGAACGTGTAAACGACCTTTACTCCAAGGGGCAGGGCTCGGGGTTCAGCACCGGCTATCCGGCACTAGACAGCATTTACACGGTGGCGCCGGGGCAGTTGACCGTGGTCACCGGCTATCCATCCTCCGGCAAGTCCAATTTCGTTGATCAGTTGATGGTCAACCTCGCAAGGGACAGTGATTGGAAGTTTGCTGTTGCGTCGTTTGAGAACAGTCCGGAGATCCATATCAGTCGCTTGATGGAGATTTACACGAGAAAGAGATTTTTTGAGGGCCGGGATCGGATGACTGAGAAGGAGAAGGAGGATGCGTTTACATGGGTCAAGGAACACTTCCTCTTCATCGACTCAGCGGGGGAAGAGTCGAACACTTTGGATAGCATCCTGACCAGGGCAAGAGCAGCCGTCAAGCGCATGGGCGTCCGGGGAATGGTTATCGACCCGTATAACTACATCGATCTAGACCGTAAGGACACCACAGAGACGGATGCCATCAGTCAGATGCTGACCAGGGTCCAGAGGTTCTGCAAGGCTCAGGACGTTCACACATGGTTCGTGGCCCATCCCTCAAAGATGCAGCGGTCAGGGACAGATCAACCAAGACCGGATGGCATGAGCATCAGCGGGTCAATGGCATGGTGGGCCAAGGCAGACTGCGGCTTGACGGTCCACCGGCAGGATAGGTACGTCGAGATCGCAGTTTGGAAATGCCGGTATCGGTGGGTCGGGACGCAGGGGGAAACGACCCTCCTCTTCAACCGTACAGCAGGGACGTACACCGAGAACCTAGACGCGTTCTGACAAAAGACAACGGGGCCTAGGCCCCGTTTTTCTCGGATTGAAATGCTGGATTTCAGTCCAGCTGCTCTGCTTTAAACAGGGCTCCCATGATGTCCCTGTATAGGCCGATGAACCGAGGCGCCCGGTCTTGGGTCAGCCTATATAGCCCGTAGGCTTTGCCCTGCCACTGTATGAATAGCTCGCCGGCCAGCACATGGTCAATCGTCGGCACAAGAGCCAGGGAAACTTCATGGTGCCTCCACGTGTCCTTTAGGAACTGCGGGGCATGGTGGGTGATGGTCTTGATCATCAGAAGGGAATGTCATTGGGATTCGGGGCATTCCAGGCGGCAATCGTTTCCCTGATCAGGGAAGCATCCATCCCCATCCTTTGCTGCTCCATCGCCTTGTCAAAGACATCCTTGGCTTCCTTCAAGCCGAGACCTCGGTTGGTGCGGATGATCTTGATTGCTTCGACCCTGTTCAATAGCATGGCCGCGATTACATCGTCCACCCACTTGGCATGGGTGCCAGACCCAGCACGGGCAAATCCAGAGGGGATCGAAACCCCTATGGCACGGCACAGTGAGTCGGGCTCATGCTCTGCGACAAGGCAGAGGACGTCCCATGCCTCCCGTTTCCCGAGTGCAACCTCGCGGATGATCCCAATGGCGAGCTTGTGCGTGTTCATTCTCTCTCCTGTTTACACAATGAGTTCGTCGGGGATCTCAACCTCTTCCCCTAGTTTGCTTGCGACGTAGCAGCGCATCGCTGCTATCAGCGGCGTGGGACCGTAGCCCCATCGATAACCCGCGCCCTTGGCAGTGATGCTGCCGGATGCCTCCCACTCCCTGCCGGTAGAGCAGGGCGCGTTGCGCCGGATGCCAATCTCCTCGCGCTCGATGATCGGCCCGCCCTCCTGCCAGGAGGTAGACGGGTTGTACAAGGACGGGTGCCACGCCCAACCAGACCTCTCCACCTCGTCGGTGAATCCTTCGCACTTCGCCACCGCCCAGTCCAGGGCGTGGTCGGTGAGGTTGTCTGTCTTGATCTTCATGTTTACATCTCATTGATCTTGCGGAAGGTATCCAGCGCTGCCAGGAAGGCGGGCACGGTCTCAGGCTTTGCATGGGCAATCACTTCACCCAACCAGAAAACACGCAATCGGTCTGCATAGGCTTTTGATCCAGTGATCCTGAGCCCTTTGATGTAGACCTGAGGCTCGCCCAGGAACGTGTTTACGGTCCAACCCAACGCCGACGCAGTCGCGTACAGCAACGCGGTGGAGGCGGCAAGGTTGCGCTCATACGCCTCCTCGCGCTGAAGGCTCGCAGCGGAGGCTTGATTGCGACCGTGGGCCTGCTCCACAAGGGTTCGGACTGTCCGCAGGATCCCCGGCAGGTTGTACTGTCCTTCGCGCAGCGGGTACTGCCCGGGGCGGGCGCGGTAGTGGTCAGCCCTGAGAGTGAACTCATCCTGATGCCCATAGGACATAGGCAGCAGCGCCAACTTCCCATGCGACTCCACTCGGATGTAGCCGCAGTCGCTCTCCTCCACCGTGACCCCGGGCAGGTTCAATGCCCGGATGGCGGCGCGGACGGCAACCCTCTGCTGCTTGGCGATCTCGTAACGTGTTTCCATGTTTACATCTCCTGTTGAAGATCAGTAATTGAACGTGACACTCATCCGCACCGCGTATCGATGCTTGCCGACCCTCCTCGCCTCCACCCGGCGATAGGAGCAGCCGCAGCAGTCATGCTCATGCCTGCACCGCGACCCCCCCAGGGTATCGGCCAGGGCTTGCTCGATGGCGCGGGCGGCGCGGCGGTCCTGGGTGCGGACGGTAGCGGTGGACGTGTAAACGCCACCATCGTCGTAGTCTTGAGGCGGTCGGGCCAGCCGCCACGGGGTGAGGCGGGCCGCGCCTACGTGCCGGTCGTCGTCCAGGTCGGACCATCCCGGGGCGAAGTGGTGCGTCAGGCGCACGTACAGGTCGGTCGTGAACATCTTCAGTCCTCCGTGTCTCAGATGATGCCTGCTGCCACGAGCAGCAGGGCCAGGATGAAAAGGGCCAGCATGGCCCGGTCAGTGTTCATCGGGTCACGCTCCGGAAAGCCACCTTGGCAAGGTCGGGCAGGGCCATGACATTGGGCGACCCCTGCCCATACACCTGCTGAACGTCAGCCTGGATGCCGATGCCAATGGTCCGGATGCCGAGCCGGGTGCCGGCCTTGATCTGGGCGCGGGCCTCGCGCATATCTCCCACTCCGTCAGTCAAAACGATCAGCACCTTCCTGGGCGCCGGGTGGCGCAGCAGTTGATCGTGGCACCAACGGATGGAGAAAGCATCGTTCGTCCCGCCGTCGATGGCGAGGCGGGGCGCCTGGGGGGCGATGCGGCGCACCGTCTCGGTCCAGGACTTGAAGGGTCCGACCATGTCCCCGAATGCCACCCCCATGCTCTGCGCCTGGGCGGACTCGACAGTTTCGAGCAGAGCCATTGCGGCAGGCACCGCGACCATGGCTCGCGGGCCTGCCATCGACCCCGACATATCGACCAGGACGATCACCGCAGCGTCAATACCAGCCTCCTCACTGCGGCGGGCAAAGACTCGCCCGGTCCAGGCCGAGGCGGCGAGGCGGCGAGTGTCCAGGTTGCCCGACAGTCGGTGCGACTCCATGTCGTCCGTCGCGCTGGCCTCCAACAGGCGGCGCATCTGAAACCGCAGCGACCCGGGTACGGGTGCCGTGTCGGTCCACCGGGCACTGCTGTTCAATCCGGCGCGGGGCAGCACTCCAGTGGGACCGAATGAGGCGCCGCCTCCACCCTCCATGCCGGGTTCAACGTCAGCCGCGTCCTGCCCAGGAGTAGGCACCTTGGCAGACCCAGCATCGGGCGCCTGGGGGACTTCCTGGCCGTCCCCCTGCCCGTCCCCTTGACCGTCGCCCTGCCCGTCGCCCCTCTGCTGCTGTTGCTGCTGTTGCTGCTGCTGTTGCTTGTGCGGCGGGAGGCGCAGGTGATCGAACACCCAGCGGGCAATGGCGAGGGTATCGGTGCTGCTCTGCGCCTGGGTGACCCGGCGAGCGGCTTCCTGCCAGATGGGGAGCAGGGTCCCAGGCACCGGGGCCTTGATGCTGGCATGTGACCGTGTAAACACTGCGAGGCTGTAGGGGTACTGTCTTGGGTCGGACCAGTCGGTCACCTGTCCTAGGGCATCAGTGGTCATCCCGTCCACAAGTTCTGCCAGCACTCCCCGGATGTTGCCGAGCAGGCCGGACTTGATAGCCTGGGACTCGATCCATGCGTCCTCGATGGCGTTATGCAGCGCGTCCACGTACTGCCGCCCGTCATGGGCGCCGAAGTCGGTATAGCGCCGGTGCAGGAGTTCGTGCACCACGAACCCGACCCAGCGGGCGAACTGCCTCCGGGCTACTTGGGCATCGTCGGGGATGTCGCTCAGGATCAGATCCCCGTGCCGGTTGATTGCCGCAGTCATGGTCCCGGCCTCCCACTGCACCCGGACGGGTGGCAGGCCCAGGGCCGAGCAGGCGACGTGGGCGAACGTCTCCAGGCCGTGGCGAGCCTGATAGCCCAGGATGCTCGGGCGCCCGAGCAGGGTCTTGATGGCGTCGATCACATTGCCCCCTTGATCGTGTCGGTGTTGATGGTCGCCGTGTAAACGGCTGCGAGTGCCGGGTGCGATTCCACCGGCTGGCGGGCCACGATGGTGTCGGCCCAGGCTTCGTCTACTGGCATCAGGCGCAGGGCGCGGATAAAGGCCACCGCGCTGCGGATGCTGGGCGCATCGATGACCTCGCCAGTGTCAACCTTCGACCGGCAGACCTGGATGGCGTCCATCACATGATCGGCGAGGGCCTGGGTGCACCCGGTATGGCGCACCAGCGCGTCCGTCTCCAGCCTGCGCGGCAGGTAGTCCATGCGGCTCACCAGACCGAAGCGATCCATGAGCGCGGAGTTCATCCCCCGGGTGCCCGCGTACCTGCCCGACTGATCACCCGTGCCGAGCGTGTTGTCGGCGGCAGCGATGCACACGCCTGGGGCGCGGCGCCAGACTGACCCGCCGATGGTGACGGCGGCGCGGGGTTCCAGCAGGCCGTTCAGCGGCGCAAGCTCGCCGGGGTCGGTGTTGCTGACCTCGTCAAGCAGGATGACGCAGCCAGGGTGCGTGTAGGCCCGCAGGAATGGGCCGGGCTGGAAGCTGGTCTGTCCTGCGTCCAGGCCGGTCGCCCCGATGTAGTCCTCCTGCGTCGAATACTTGCGGAAGTTGATGCGGGTGAACTTGCGCCCGGTGCGGGCGGCGAACTGCCTCAAAGCCTCGGACTTGCCCGTCCCCTTGGGGCCACCCAGCCAGACATTGGACTCAGTGCCCAGGATCAGGCGCCGCAGGAGGGACTCGGTCCAGATGTAGGCGGGGTCCACTGCCTCGGCCTCGGGGTCATCCCAGAGGTCAACCATCACCGGGCCACCCTGGGCGTCGCGCAGGTCGATGCCGAAAGCGTCTAGGCATGACTTACGACCGATGGGGCCCGCAGTGGCAGCGACGATGGCCGGGGCCGTCTCCGGCGTGGCCTGGGCGAGCAGTGGGGCGAGTGCCGTCCTGACCTGGGCGGCGATCTCCGCATTGATCGCGGGGCCAGCATCGCGCAGTGCCTCGATCTCGGTCTTGATCCCGGCCATGATGCTGGCCGAGGCGCGGTCTGATGCCTCGGCCAGCACCTTGGCCTGGGCCACTGCCTGGGCGACGCCGACCAGATTCCCCTTGATCGTCCGGACCTCTGTGGCAAGACTGAGCACCTCCGCCTCGGTCCGGGCGGCGACCTGAGCGGTGGCCTCGATCCTGGGATCGGCCTGGGGCGGGGGAGAGGGTGGGGCAACGCGGGGGGGCGGCTGGAAGGCGGGCTGCGGCATGCCCAGGGTGACGGGCACGGCGGGCGGCTGGAGGGGCGTGCTCGATGCAGCCTGCCGCACTTGGTCCACCGTGACTGTTCCACGTGAAACCTCGGTCGCCAGGGCCTGCGCGGCCTCGACCTTGGTGCGCTCGGCGGGACCGCAGACGATGTTCGCGGCCCGGGCGAGTTGTGCCCCGGGCAGGGCGAGAAGGGTCTGAAGGACTCTGGTGTTCATTGGGTCACTCCTCTGTTGTCGTCTGAAGGACGAATTGCTCGCCGTCCTGGTGGCACAAGGGCAGGCCAAGGTCTGCCCACTTCTTGGTGAGCCTGACGGTGTAGCCGCAAGCGGGGCAGACCGCCTTCAGCATCCTGGTGGTCTGCGTGGGCTTGGCAGACATAATCAACTGAGCGTGAGGGTAGGCGCCCAGGCTGGCGAGGATCTCGCCATAGCGGGAATCGAAGCCGGGGCCTGGGCCGGTGCCCTTCCAGCCTTTGGCGCCGGGGGCCAGACCCATGTTGGCGGCGTGGGTCGCAAAGGTCTTGCTATGGTTCATCGAACCCGGCAGGGCATGGCAAAGCTCATGCACCAGGGTTGCGGCCACCGTGGTGACATCGTCCAGGACCGGCGAGATGAGGATCTCGACCGTCCCGTCGGCGCTGGAGGCGTCGGCCCAGCACTCGCCGATGGCGCCCGAGCGGCGGGCGCTGCTGGGGAAGCCGCAGGCGACGCGGATGCGCTGCGGGAGGGTCTGCCCAGTGTGGGCCGGGAAGAGGGGGCGAACCTCTTCGATCAGAGTCATCAACCAATCTTCGCGGGTCATCTCAAAACCTCCTGTCCGTCGCAGCACCGTGCTGCGCGTCCCCGACCGGGGAGCCCCGATTGTGTGTGCAAACGGGTGCTCGTGCAATACCCGAGCGAGTCGATAGGGCTAGCAGATCAGAGCCGGGTGCTCTGACCAACGAATGCGTGCGTCCGCACGCGTGAGTAGCAGGGACATATGACCAAGTAAAGCCAAGGGCTATACCTGTATGAATGTACAGGCCGCTAGAACGCACTAGAACGGTCCAGGATCGACGCAAGGTGGTGGAAGGTACCTTGCCCTTCAGAAAAATAGATCGGAGCTTCTAGCGAGTTGTTCACAAAGTTATCCACAAGGCTTCATAGGTGAATGCTCAAAAATGAGGCAAATCTAAGGCTTATCCACAGACTGTGGACAACTTGCCTTGTTTGAACAAACTGTGGATAATGTGAACATCACTGGACAGATGCACAACTATGTACAAAACCACAGGGAAGGACGGCGAGCCTGGGACTCAGCGGGGTCGAGCGAGCCAGCGGGACGTGCTCGATGCACTGGCGCAGGCTGAGGCTGACCTTGATCGTTTACACGAAACAGAGCCCGGCCCGGTAGGCAGCGAAGCGGAACAGATGGCAGGGGCTTCTCCAGGTCCGCACAAGAGGGCAGACGGTCAACTCAAGGGGGCACCAAGCTACCGCCGTCTCCGCCCACTGACGGCCAAGCAACAGGAATTTGCAAGGCGCGTCATAGAGGGAAGCAGCCTCCGTCAAGCGTATAGAGATGCCTACGGGTCGCAGGCATCAGACGAGTCAGCAAGCGTCCAGGCGTACCGGCTAGGACGCAATCCAAGAGTCCGGGCGCTGATCGATCAAGCCTGGGAACAGACACAAGAGGCGCTGGTGGAGGACCACATAGCGGCAAGGAGGTATGTGGTGAGGAGTCTGGTGGAGTTGAGTAAGGGCACGGCTGACAACACCCGGCTGCGAGCCCTGGAGCTACTCGGCAAGGCCTCCGGAGCGTTTACATCAGCACCAGTCGAGAAGGACCGCACCGCGTCGCCTGACGCACTGCGCCGGGATCTGGCGCAGCACCTGCGCCTCGTGGCAGGCAAGACGGGGACCGATGCCTGACTGTGAGCGCGTGGCGCGTGTACACGGCGAGCGTGTACACGGGGGCGGGTGAGCGGGAGGGCGAGGGCGGGAGGGCACCCACGGGGGGAGGGGCCGTGGCAGCGATGACCACCCTCCGCCACGTTACGCTCGACTCCACTCAAACATTTCCCCTCAAACGGCCCACCCCCTTTCATTCCCATCCTCCAACACCCACCCCCTATATATATAGAGAAACCCCCCGTTCATGTTGAGAAATGGAAAAAGCCGGATGCATGTTGACCAGGAGACAGAGGTTCGTCTTGGAGTTCATAGAGGCGTACAAGAGGAAGTGGGGCGTTGTTCCGACGTACAGGGTGATAGCGATAGGGTGCAAGGTGAGGTCATGTGGCGGCACGTACAGGTTAGTGGGGGCGCTGAGGGACAAGGGATATATATCAAAGGACAGAGGGCGATATGACATTGTTGTCAAGGCAGGAGATCACCAGCTATCTGCAGATAGTGGACAGGGTGTCTGAGGGGGACAGGAAGAAGATCAAGGCTCTTTTGGAGATGGACAGGGTACAGAGGTGCCGGGAGAGCTTCTTGTTCTTTGTCAAGCAGATGTGGCCGGTGTTTATCTCTGGGAAGCATCATCAGATCATGGCTGATGCTTTTGAGAGGGTGGCTAATGGGGAGTTGAAGAGGTTGATTATCAATATGCCTCCGAGGCACACGAAGTCTGAGTTTGCTTCGTATCTTTTGCCGGCGTGGTTTCTTGGGAAGTTCCCGGAGAAGAAGATCATTCAGACGGCACACACCGCAGAGTTGGCTGTGGGCTTTGGCCGGAAGGTTCGCAACCTTGTTTCGTCGGAGGATTACAAGAAGGTCTTTGGGACTCAGTTGTCCAGTGACTCGAAGGCTGCTGGGAGATGGAACACAGACAAGGGCGGAGACTACTTCGCTATTGGTGTGGGTGGGGCGGTGACGGGTAAGGGTGCGGATCTGTTGATCATTGACGATCCTCATAGTGAGCAGGAGGCGAAGCAGGGGAACCCTGCTGTGTATGACGCTGTGTATGAGTGGTACACCTCTGGACCGAGACAGCGTTTACAGCCAGGGGGTGCGATCATTGTTGTGATGACCCGGTGGTCCAAGAAGGACTTGGCCGGGCAGCTCTTGAAGAACTCTTCAAAAGATGGCACGGATGACTGGGAGATCATCGAGTTCCCGGCCATTCTTCCTTCTGGAACTCCCTTGTGGCCTGGGTTCTGGAAGAAGGAGGAGTTGGAGTCGATCAAGGCTGAGATCCCTGTAGCCAAGTGGGAGGCTCAGTACCAGCAGAACCCGACCTCGGAAGAGGGGGCGATAGTTAAACGAGAGTACTGGAAGATATGGGAGGGGGAGAGCCCTCCGCCGTGCCAGTACATCATCCAGTCTTGGGACACCGCTTTTGAGACATCCAACAGGGCTGACTACTCGGCATGCACCACCTGGGGGGTGTTTGACCGGGAGGATAGGCATGGGAACATGGTTCCCAACATCATCCTTCTGGATGCGTTGAAACAGCGAATGGAGTTCCCGGACCTGAAGAGGAAGGCTGTGGAGCTTTACAGGGAATGGAGCCCTGACACGACGATCATCGAAAAGAGGGCCGCTGGCGCTCCTTTGGTGTATGAGCTTCGTAAAGCCGGGGTTCCGGTCTCTGAATACACCCCCTACAAAGGGCAGGACAAGATCTCCCGGGTGAATGCCGTGGTGGATCTGTTTGCCTCCGGGATGGTTTGGAGACCTGACCGGAGGTGGGCGGAGGAGGTTTCTGAAGAGATGGCAGAGTTCCCTTATGGGGAGCATGATGACTTGACTGACTCTGCCTCTCAGGCATTGATGAGGTTCCGCAAGGGAGGCTTCATCTCCATCGCTTCGGATGAGCCTGATGAGATGGCTTACAGACGGCCAGTCAGTTATTATTGATGCGTTTACAAGGACAAGACATGGCAACAAACATTGACCGGGCGATGGTGCCTGCTGATCGCCCGGTGGTTTCTGAGTCCGTCATGGAAATTGAGATTGAGAACCCGGATCGGGTGACCGTTGGCATGGATGGTCTGGAGGTTGTCCTTGAGCCGGAGGAGGCCGCAGAAGAGTTTGGGGCGAACCTCGCGGAGTTCATGGATGAGGGGGCACTGAGTTCTCTTGCCTCTGAACTTGTGGAGCTTGTAGATGCGGACATCAACTCCCGCAAAGACTGGACCGAGATGTACATCAAGGGTCTGGAGGTCTTGGGGATGAAGTATGAAGAGAGGACGGAGCCGTGGTCTGGGGCTTGTGGGGTGTTCTCTCCTCTTTTGACAGAAGCTGCTGTCAGGTTCCAGTCAGAAATGATTGTGGAGACCTTCCCTGCTCAAGGGCCGGTTAAGACTCAGATCATTGGGGAGATCACCAGAGTCAAGGAAGAGGTGGCTGATCGTGTCCGGGAGGATATGAACGTCACCCTGACCGAGAAAATGGTGGACTACAGGTCCGAGCATGAGCGGATGCTGTATTCCCTGGGCCTGTCAGGTGCGGCATTCAAGAAGATCTACCCGGATGACAACACGGAACTCCCCGCCGCTCCCTTTGTCCCGGCGGAAGATCTCATCATTCCCTACGGCGCATCTAACATTTACACGGCCGAGCGCGTCACTCATGTGATGCGTAAGACGAAGAATGAGATCCGTAAGCTACAAGTCAGCGGGTTCTACCGGGATGTGGAGTTGGGAGAGCCCGCGCAGTTCTTCACGGACATCGAGAAGAAGAAAGCAGAGGAGCAAGGTTTCAGTCTCCAGGATGATGATCGGTATCGGATCTTTGAGATCCATGCCGATCTGGATCTCCCGGGATATGAAGAGGACGTTGCCCTCCCATATGTGGTAACCATTGAGAAGGGCAACAACACCGTTCTGTCCATCCGGCGAAACTGGGAAGAGGATGACGAGAAAAATCAGAAGCGTCAGCACTTCGTCCAGTACACCTACATCCCCGGGTTTGGTGCCTATGGGCTAGGGTATATCCATCTAATCGGTGGATATGCGCGAGCAGGCACTTCCCTTATTAGGCAACTGGTAGATGCGGGAACCTTGAGCAACCTCCCTGGGGGCCTGAAGGCCCGGGGTTTGAGAATCAAGGGAGACGACACCCCGATTGCCCCTGGAGAGTTCCGGGATGTTGATGTTCCTTCTGGTACGGTCAAAGAGAACATCATGCCCCTTCCGTACAAGGAGCCCAGCCAAGTTCTGGCGTCTCTCTTGGATCGGATCACGGAAGACGGGCGAAGACTCGCGGCCATCGCTGATCTGAAGGTCAGTGATATGTCCGCTCAGGCGCCCGTGGGGACCACCCTGGCTATCCTGGAGCGGCAACTCAAAACCATGAGTGCCGTCCAGGCCCGGGTCCACGCAAGTCTTCGGATGGAGTTCAAGCTCCTGAAGAAGATCATCAGGGACTTCATGTCTCCGGCGTATTCCTATGTCCCAGAGGGTGGGAACAGGTCGTTGAAACAGTCCGACTACGACATGGTGGAGGTGATCCCGGTCAGTGATCCCAATGCGGCCACCATGGCTCAGCGGATCATGCAGTACCAAGCGGCCCTCCAACTGGCCCAAGGTGCCCCTCAGATCTATGACCTTCCAAAGCTCCACAGGCAGATGTTGGAGGTTTTGGGGATCAAGGATGCAGAAAAGCTGGTTCCGACCTCCGATGATCAAAAGCCAAGGGATCCGGTGTCGGAGAACATGGCCGTCCTTCGTATGCAGCCCGTCAAGGCGTTTGCATACCAGGATCATCAGGCCCACATGGCTACCCATCAGGCATTCATGCAAGACCCGAACATCGCTGCGACCCTGGGTCAGAACCCCATGTCTCAGCAAATGATGGCTTCGCTAATGGCTCACATGGCAGAACATGCGGCGTTTGCCTACCGGGCCCAGGTAGAGATGCAGTTGGGCGTGACCCTTCCAGAGTTGGACGAGGAAAACAACGCCCCCATCGCCCCGGAGGATGAAAAGGCACTTGCTCCTCTTATCGCGGCGGCAGCACAGAGGACGATGGTGCAGAACCAAGCCATGTTTGCCCAACAACAAGCTCAACAACAGGCACAAAACCCTGAATTGCAGCTTCAACAGGCAGAACTTCAGCTTCGGACACAAGAACTGCAGCGAAAGAAGGCCGATAGTCAGCGAGATTTCCAAATTGCCCAACAGAAAATCGCCCTTGAGCAAGGGCGAATCAAGGCTGAAATGCTCAAGGAACAGTCCAGACTGCGGTCACAAGCCGCCCAGACGGACAAAAAGCTGCGGACGGACCTTGTCAAGACCATGGTTCGCCCGTCTCAGCAGAAACAACAGTCAAAACCCACCCAGTAATGACTGAAATCAGTCCGAAACGTCCAAAAACGGCATTTCAGACATTTTGAAACCTCCGAAAGGAGCTTTATGGCAACCACTGCGTTCTCCGTGGTGCTAAAAGAGATTGAAGACAGGCGCGAGCAAATCGCCCAAGCCCTCATCTCCGGCGGCGCACGGGACTTTTCTGAGTACAAGTCCATGACCGGCGAGATCCGAGGTCTATCGCAGGCTCATGTTTACATCATTGACCTCGTAGACCGACTTAAAAGGCTTGAAGATGAGTGAACTACTCCTGTCCGACGGGCAGTGCGAAACCGTTCTGCCCCAAACACCAGAGGAAAAGGCCCGTCAGGTGCCCGATCCAAGGACGTATCACATCCTCTGCGTCCTGCCAAAGTCCGAAGAGTCCTATGAAAGTGGCCTTCTGAAGGCCGGTCAGACGATGCACTTCGAGGAGGTTCTGTCCCCGGTGCTGTTCGTCATGAAGATGGGTCCGGACTGCTACAAAGACCCCATTCGGTTCCCCTCCGGCCCCTCCTGCAAGGTGGGCGACTTCATTCTTGTCCGTCCGAACAGCGGCACTCGGATCAAGATCCACGGACAAGAGTTCCGAATCATCAATGACGACAGCGTTGAAGCCGTCGTTCAAGACCCGCGTGGCATTCAGAGGGCATAACCATGGACAAAGAAGAGTTCAAGTTCCCTGACGAAGTTCAGGTGGTCGCTGACGACAAGAAGGTTGATTTCGAGATCGAAGGTGACGCAGAGATCGAGGTGGTGGACGACACCCCGGAGCAGGATAAGAACCGGCCTCTAATGAAGGAGGCGCCTGCGGATGTCACTGACGACGAGTTGGCGAAATACTCCGAGGGGGTCAAGCAGCGCATCCAACACTTCTCCAAGGGTTACCACGAGGAGCGCCGGGCAAAAGAATCGGCGCTGCGAGAGCGGGAAGAGGCACTGCGTCTCACCCAAAGGCTTCTGGAAGAGAACCAAAAGCTCCAGAAGTCGGCAGGACAAAGCCGGCAAGTAGCCATCGAACAGGCCAAAAAAGCCGTCGAAGGCGAACTGGACGCGGCCCGGAAGAAGTATGAAAAGGCTTATGAAGAAGGCGATGCCAAGGCAGTTCTTGCTGCCCAGGAAGAGCTTTTCTCAGTCAAGCTGAAGGCGGAAAAACTGGCGGCATTCCGTCCGCCCGAACCCACCCCTGTACAAACGCCGGAAAATGTTGTACAAACGCCGCCGACGCCACAAGTTGACTCAAAAACGCGAGCGTGGCAAGAAGCCAATCCGTGGTTTGGGTCAAATCTCCGAATGTCGGCTGTGGCGATGGAGATTCACAGAGAACTTGAGCGAGAAGGGGTGCCCGTCGGAAGCGACGAGTACTTCAATCGTATCGACTCTGAGATGAAATCTACTTTTCCTGTAGCGTTTACCCAGGAGAAGAAGAAGTCATCCGTAGTTGCCCCGGCAACGCGCAGCACAGCGCCCAAAAAGATCGTGCTGACGCAGACCCAGGTAACGCTAGCCAAGCGGCTAGGACTTACGCCTGAGCAGTACGCTCGGGCTGTTGCGGAACAGATGAGGAAACAAAATGGCTGACCAACGAACCCCCCGCGAAGCTGAAACTCGCGCCAAAGCAGAGCGCCCCATGACCTGGAAGCCTGCTGAACTGCTCCCGGAAGTGACCCCGGTTCCCGGGTACGTATATCGGTGGGTTCGCGTCAGCACTCTGGGGACCGCCGATCCCCGGAACATCACCTCCAAGTTCCGTGAAGGCTGGGAGCCTGCCAAGGTTGCAGACCATCCTGAGCTTCAGCACCTGTGCGACCCGCAAGCGCGGATCCCGGGCTCCCTGGAGATCGGTGGCCTCATCCTCTGTCGAACCCCCGAAGAACTCGTTGATCAACGGAATGCTTTCTACCAGGGTCAGGCGTCTGGTCAGATGGAGTCCGTGGACAACACCTTCATGCGCGAGAACGATCCCCGTATGCCTCTGTTCAAACAGCGTCGTTCTGAGGTCTCGTTCGGACGCGGCCAGTAAACAAGGAGTCTTTCATGTCCTACCCCTCGATTGACAAGCCATACGGCCTTCAGCCGGTCAATCTGAAGGGCGGTATCCCGTTCGCGGGTTCCACCCGGATGATCCCCATCGGCCAAGGCTACGCCACCAACATCTTCAACGGTGACGCCGTCGGCCTGTCCAACGGCAATTCCATCATCACCCCGTACAACGCGGACACGCAGTCCGCTGCCGCTGCGGGTGACATCGTCGGCGTCTTCCTGGGCTGCGAATACAGCACCGGGTCTGGCCCGATCTTCGGCAAGGTGCGGCAGCAGTACTACCCGGCGAGCACCAACGCCCCGGATGCCGTGGCCTACGTTCTGGACGATCCCAACGCCCTGTTCAAGGCCGTTGTGGTGGCGCAGGCGCAAGGTTCGGCCAACACGCAACTGAACACCGGCCAGACCGTCGGCTACATGTCGCCGTCGTTCCTGGGCACCAACGCCTTCCTGATCGCTGGCAACGGCGGCTCGACGGCAACCGGCAACTCGCTGGCTGGTGTCTCGGGTGGCAACCCCACGGTGGCTTCGTCGGTGGCTGGCAACATCCGCCAGACGGTCGGCACGGGTGCGGGCACTTCGCCTTGCCTGCGCGTGATCCAGTTGGTCCCCGAGACGGCGGTCACGGTTCAGACCGCTCTGTCCTCGTCGCCTTCGGCTGCCACGACCTTCACGGTCTCGTCCACCACGGGCATCGTCCCGGGTATGCAGTGCGTCATCGCGGGCATCAGCGGTACCACCGCTGGTTCGCCGGGTAGCAACCTGACGGTCACGGGCGTGGTCACCTCCACCTCGACCATCACGGTCAGCGCCAGCGTCACGGCGTCGTCTGGGGCCTCGGTCAGCTTCATCGGCTACCCCGAAGTCATCGTTGGGTGGAACTTCGGTTACCACTCGTATCTGCTGGCCGCTGGCGTCTAAGGAGACCTCATCATGGCAATTTCTCGCGCACAGC